TGGCCCGACACCACGGAGGTTTTCTGTGGGTCCGATGTGCAAAAACACCTGTTTTCTAATACCCCCAAACTCTGATGGCCGATCGCGTAACCAATGCTCAGTTCGCCGCCGCGTTTGATGTGACCGTGCAAGCGGTTTCCTACATGAAGCGCAACGGTATGCCGACCGAGTCAATCGAAGCCGCGCTGGCGTGGAAGGCAGAGCGTGACGCAAACCGACGAGCCCGAGCACCGCAACCCGCACCGGCGCAGCTCGACGACGGCACGCTGGCCGACACCATCCAACAGCACCGTGCCCTGGTCGGTCGGGCCCGTGGCGTCTGGCAGGCGGCCATGGAGCAGGGCGATCCGAACGGCCCCAAGTACCAGACGAGTTATAACCAATCCCTGAAGACGCTCGTCGCGCTCGAAGAGGAACAGGAGCGGCGCCTCATCCTGGCTAAAGACTACATCTCCTCGAAGGAAGCAGCCGAAGCCATGCGGGAACTTGCGTCGGGCGTGGTCAACCGTCTCGACAAACTTGCGCTCGACGTGGCCGAAGGGTGCAACCCAGAGAACCCCGCTAAGGCCGTCAAGGTGCTCGAGGCTTGGGTGCGCCGCGTGAAGGCCGAACTCTCCGCCGTCGATGAACAAGAGTGACCTGCTGCGTATTGGGCGGGACGTGCTTAAGCCTTCGGACTCGGGCGACATCGTCGACTGGCTCGAGGACAACGTGCACGCCATCCCTGACTCACCGATGCCCGGGCCGTTCCGATCGGAGCGGACGCCGTGGATTGCGGAGGCGCTGCGCATCGCCGCCGACCCCGAGACCAAACTACTGACCATCCTTGCCAGCATCCAGTCCGGCAAATCTCTCTTTGCTCGTCTGTTCACTTGCCACATCATCGCCAACGCTCCGGGCCCGACGATGGTGCTCCAGGCTACCGACCCCGAGGCCAAGGACTTCGCCCTGCGTTACCTTCGCCCGGTGTGGGCCAACTGTCCGCCGGTGAAGGACCGCATCTCGCTCGACGACATGGACCGCTCGACGACGACGGACTTCGACCGCATGACGTTTTACTGTCGCGGCATCTGGAACGAGGCGAACCTTCAGCGCTTGTCGCTACGTTACACAATCGCCGACGAGTGCTGGATGAGCCCGCCCGGTCACCTTGCCGAACTGAGCGCGCGCGTCACGGCTTTCGGCTGGATGGGCAAACGCATCTTTATGTCGCAAGGCGGCAAGGCGGGTCAGGAGTTTCATCAGCTGCACGAGACGACCGATCAGCGTGACTGGAACTTCCGCTGCCCGAAGTGCGACCACCTTCAGCCCTGGGTGTGGGAGCAGATCAGGTTCCCCGAAGACGCCAAGGTCAGCGGGTCGTGGGACTTGCACAAGGTCAACGCCGGCACGACCTACGAGTGCGCGTCCTGCCGCACCTTGCTTCCTGACACCAACGCCACGCGCATCGAAGCCAACTCTCGCGGCACGTTCATCGCCACGGCCGCGTCGGTCAACGCGGGTCACATCGGCCTGCACTGGAACGCCCTTGCGACGATGAGCTGGGGCGAGCTGGGTGTGCTGATGCTCAAGGCCAAGGAGTCGGTCGAACAGTACGGTGATGACAACGCCCGGATGCAATTCAAACAGAAGCGGCTGGCTATGCCCTGGTCGGAAGAGGGTGGCGAGATGGTGAGCACCGCCGAGTCTGCCAACTACAAGATGGGCGACGCGTGGGACGCCGAGGCCATGATCTCGCCAAAGGGTCGGGTCATCGAGCAGACGGACGCACCGCAGGGGAGCATCGCCTTCCGCACAATGGGCGTCGACGTTCAGCGCGGTCACTTCTGGGTGGTCGTTCGTCGCTGGGCCAAGACCGGGCACAGTCGGCTGCTGGCCTTCGCCCGCATCGAGACTTGGGACAACGTCGAGGCGTTTGCCAAACAATGGTCGGTCCACCCGGCCCTCGTTTTTTGTGACTCAGGCGACAACACCTCAGAGGTCTACCGCGAGTGCGCCCGCCGTAACTGGAAGACGGCCAAAGGGTCGGGCTCGGAAGACTTTGCGGTCACCGATCGGGACGGCAAGACGAGCCGCCGCTACTACTCCGAGAAGCAGGCCATCGTTGTCCCCGGCATCCCGCAGCGGGCCATCCTAGTCTCGCACTCCAACCTCGCCGGCAAAGACCTCCTGCACGGCCTCCGAGCCCGCAAGGTCTGGACGTACGCCCTAGACGCCGACCCCGAGTACGTCTCGCAGCTGAACTCCGAAGTCCGAGTCAAAGACCGCCGCACGGGCAAGGCGCACTGGATACTTCCCCAAGGCAAGAAGGACAATCACGCCCTCGACTGCGAAATCCTCGCCCTCCTAGCCGCCGTCCGCTGGGGCATCGCCGGTCGGGAAACTACCGAAACCGACTTGCCTCAGAGCGGAACATGAGCACGCTATCTGCAAGGGTGCGCCGTTCGGTGTTGCAAGAAGGAAGAAGCTTGTGGCGTGGGCTGGTCGGCGCACCCCCCTCTTCGTTCCAATCTGGGCAATACTAAATGGCCTCTGGACTCTTCATCGGACTTACGGAGTGCGAACTCCTCGACATCAAAGCAAAGGCCGTCGCCCTAATCACTGAGGGTAAGACGCTGATGTCTTACTCTGACTCTGGCTCCTCTGCGTCCAAGCAGTTCGCCATGCCCCCGAAGGAGATGCTCTCCGAGGCAATGTTCGCCCTGAGCCGCCTCGACCCTGACACCTACGGACGCAGGACCACGGTCATCTCGACCTCCTGGTCTACGCGCCGCGACTAATCTATGGCCCCCCGCAAGACCAAAGTCCCCACTGTCAGCCTACGTAAGCCCGCCCTCAAGGCGGCTGCTGTTGCGCCTGCGCTCAAGCCACAGGCCGTCGTCATGGACAACCAGGGCAGTGGCTTTGGTGGCAGTTACTCGGGCTGGCAGAGCACGATGTTTTCTAACTCGCGTCGTGCCATCTTCGGTCAAGCACCGGGCGACCTACGCCAAGACCTGACGCCATGGAACCGTATGGCCATGATCCGCAAGTGCCGATGGGCAGAGCGGAACAGCGGCCTGTTCAAACAGATTCTCAATGACATGGTGCTCTACTCCGTGGGCGACGGCATCAAGGCCCAGTCCCACGCGTCGACTCCTGAGATGCAGGAAATCTACGAGGCATACTTCGCTGAGAAGGGCAAGCGCATCGACATCACGAACCGCTTTTCGTTTTACAACTGCCAAGCCATCCTACTTAGGGGCATGGTCCGAGACGGTGACTCTTTCGCCGCCAAGGTGCGTAACGCTACGGGCGAAGCGAAACTCCAGCTGATGGAGGCCCACCGCGTCGGCGACCCCCTCGACGAGAACGTTGTCATCCCGGGCGCCATCGACGGTATCGTGTATGGCGCCTACGGTGAATACACTGCGGTCAACGTCTACAAGTCAGACGGCTCAAACCGTCAGATTCTTGCTCAGTCCATGATGCACGTCGTCGACCATGAGTACGCCAGCGGGTGCCGCGGAATCCCCCTCCTGCAATCCAGCATCAACTCCATCCAAGACGAGATGGAAATCCTAGCCCTCGAGAAGCAGGCTGTGAAGGACAACGGTGACGTGGTCCGCACGATTCAGAAGCAGGGCGGCGTCCTCGATCAGGACACGGCCAACGAGCTCGGCGCACTGAACACCCCCTCTTACACTTCCATCGCCAACACGATGGGCGGCAAACTTCTGGTGCTCGACCAGGGCGAGTCCCTCAACTCGTTCCAGAGCAACCGCCCTAACAGCACCTTCACCGGCTTCCTCGCAGCGCTTGAACGCGACATCGCTCAGGGCGTTCTGCCTTACGAGTTCGTCGGCGACTCCTCCAAGCTAGGCGGGGCCACGGTGCGTCTAGTCACCGCCAAGGCTGGCCGCGTCTTCGCTAAGTACCAGACCATCGTCATCGAGCAGTTCTGCGTCCCGACTTGGGGCTACATCATCGGTCAGGGCATCGCCGCCGGCGACATCCCAGACGACCCAGACTGGACTCGCGTATCTTGGACGACCCCGAAGAGCGTCACGGTCGACGCTGGCCGTGAAGCCGCCAACGATCGTGCCGACGTTGAGATGGGCCTCCTGTCCATGTCTGAGCTCTACGCCCAGCGCGGCCTAGACTTCCGCACCGAGATGCAAAAGCGCGCCGCCGACATGGTGCACATCAAAGACCTCGCCACCGAGTACGGCATCCCGTTCGAACTTCTCTTCCGTCCGACCAACACCCCTGTCG